CTTAACCAGTCGTTCTTCGACTGTCTCGTAATCTTCTAAATTAAACATAAAGTTCGTTTTCCTCGTTTCTCAGTTGTCCTGATATAGCAACGTATGCCGCTCCGTCGATGTAATTATCGACCTTTCCAGATTCCATTGATCTAGCGACTTTGACAAGTGCAAGGCACATAGCCACTTGGTAATCTTCAATCGGCATTTCGAGGTATGCAGACCAAAGGCGTGCGGTTCTGGACATATTGTCTGTCGGGTGTCCGTAATCCATTCCACGATCTTGAATGATTGCTCTTGCTTCGTTGAGGTAGTCACCGGCGTTCATCCGTTAACTCTCTGGAACTGCTGGATGCGGCCTTCTACTTGTCCATCGTGAAAACCTGTCTTGTACATAAGTACTGCTAATAAGCCATGACTGGCTAGAAGGATTAAATGTAAAACTGTCATTCTTATCTCCCTTACAGCTGTATTTCAGCTGATAAGAGAACCTTACATGAGCCTTATTCGGCATCCACCCTTTTTAGATAACGAAACGATAACGATTTGGCTAGGGTCTTCGTCCTCCATGTAGGGGATAGCGATGCTAGCGGGCGCGTCCATAAACCTTGCCTTGGACGATAAAAGTGCCGTTCTTCTCGATGTTGATTATGTCAACTTGGACTGTTGAGCCATGGACATACATGATGGCAAACGCCTGCTGCCAATTCGCCGTTCCCTTGGTGTATGAGGCCTGTTTGAAGTCCATGAGATTACCTACCTCGACTCCATGTAAAACACGCCCTAAACGGCCTCCAGAGGCCTCTGTGAAGGCGCTACGGCCTGCTCTATGGGTATGACCAGAGATAACGTTCTTTCCGTGCCTTCTAGCGGCTTCTAGGGCGCTTAAACCGCCTAGTTGCTTGATAGGAGTATGGTCGCCATGGACGGCAATCCAGCCCGGAGCGATAGGCATTGGGTTCTTATGGAAGGTGATACCCAGTTCATCGAACTTCATAAACTTCTCAAACCGCAGCTCTGGCAATGACAGAAACGACGGAATCTTCTTCATGATGATGTTATATAGTCGATCTGTGTGGTTGCTTCTGATGCAGTCAGTAACACCCAACTCCCAGAGGAGTTCGACGCATCGGTCACGATCATCGCCAAGGCTCTGCTCATAGGCTTGAGGGGTTCCCTCACTCCATTTGCTGATTGTTTGGAAGTCAATTTCGTCACCGATAGTAACTGTTTGGTCTGGCTTAAATTTCTGTAGGAATCTTGCTATGTTCTGAGTTACATGGACATCCTCGAAAGGCACCTGTAAATCGCTCAGAATAACGATTCGTTTCATTTAATCCTCGTCGTCGTCCTCATAGGGAATATTGTCGATTCGATTGGGAAGGTTTGGAATAATCCAATCTGGAAACGTTTCACGATCTGATAGCAACCAAAAGGCATGGGTCTCTGTGAACCCTGCTCTGCGTAATGACTTGTAATACTCGTTTAGCGCAATGGCGTAAGCATCCAAGGCGCTGTAAGTGTCTAAGTCTATGACTGGTCGTTTCCTTGCCATGGGATAAGTGTTACCTGCCTAACATCTCGATTATGGTATCGACACGCGCTTCTAAACGATTAACCTGGTCTTTAAGACTTGAACCGCTATTTGGTTTTAATTCCGCGAGGTAATGCTTTACCAACCAACGCACTAAGCCAATAAATGAACCAATAACGGTCGTTACAGCAACTGCAACAGCCGCTGTGTCTTGCGCTGTCACTTTTTCGGAGTGGCATAACCAAAGACGCCAGCAAGTATGGCCCAGAGTACTGAGCGATAATCCAATGCAAAGTTCGATGCAGCCCAAGCCGAAAGGAATGCGCCAGCAGTCAGGATGTATGGATTCTTCATGTTCATTCGGTTCCACCTATCATCGGTATATTAAAGAACGAGCCATCCGTCTCGCCTTTTGAAGTGAAAGAAATGTGGAGATGCTTGCGATGCGGATTAGATCCTTTGTAAGTTCTCCAACGCCAGCCCAAGATTGGCGATGCAATTCGTCCATCAAATATGACGTACTTAATTCGTTTGTCTTTCTTTGCAGCTTGACGAATCTGATCTGCCAAATCAGGCATGAGGTCTGGCTTACCGGATTTACCTGCAAGGTCTCTGTCAATGTCCAGAGCGCATACCCAGCCTTTTGCATTAGGGATGTGGTCAGACTTGCCCTTAGCAACATGTCGGGCATCTGCCACCCAACCATCACTACTACGATCTCTATCGGGGTAGGTCTGGTCAACCTGCTCACGAAATTGCCAGCCTGCTTTGCATAACTTTGGGGTCATGCCAATAGCAGTTTTGCTTCTGCTTCAGTAATGCCTAATCTTGCAAGAAGTTCAGCTTTGGCAGCAGCGGCCGCATTTGCTTCGACTGCTTCTTCGGCTTTGATTTCTTCAATGGCAGCATCAATTTGGGCTTGAGTTGGTTCTTTGCCATCTAAATTATGCCATTCAATATTTGAATAATCATTATCTCTTATGACAAATTCAGCAGTTGGACGTAATTTATGAATTGCTTCTACTAGGTAATCTTTTGCCATTATGCACCAATTTCTAACAGAGTAATTGTTGAAGGTTGTCCATTAAGTTGAAAATATGTTGTTCCAGAATTTGCGGTGCTTGTAACGGCGGCTTGTAATTTATATGTTGTTGCTGAAGTAGTTGCTGGGCTATCTAAATAGTTAATTCCGCTAAGTGCTTGCAAATAAGTTGATGTAGCATTACCAATTTCAATACCTGTTAAATATCTATCACCAGTTGACCAATCGCAAATTGTCGTGGAATCTCTTAATAATTTTGCTTCTGTCCAGTTATAGATAGATGATCTGCTTGAATACTGAGATGCTGAAATCAAAACTAGAATTTTGCTGGTGTTCGCTGTTGGAGTGATAGTCGCTGTTATACCAGTATCAGTTAAGGTTGTCGAAGAAATAGTAGTTTGTGTTGTTGAAGTAGCACTTACTACTTGAAGAACTTTGCCACCACCTGCAGGCGCAGCCCATTTAATGCCTGTTGATTGGGTTGAGTCAGCCGTCAGCACATAACCATTTGTTCCAACTGCCAAACGTGCTGGAGTATCTGCTGCGGTTGCTGTAATTAAATCGCCTTTAGCATCGAGAATGGTCAATGGATCAACTGATGACCATGTGAAGTCTAAATCTGTGTTGGATGCCTTGGCTAATACTTGGCCTGTAGTTCCGCCCTTGAGATCAACTAGAGCTGTGTCGATATCTTGGCCTAGTGCTGCAATGGCGGTTGCGCCATCTTTCACCAAGTCAGTCGACTGAGGAATATCCCAGCCAAAATTTGTCGTGGTCGTTGCCATTACGCTACTGCTCCTATCGCATCAAGCCAAGTTAGGCTGGTGTTAATTGTGTTCCATGTCTCCGCTGCATTTACCTGTTCCCATTTTACCGCAACTTGCGAGAAACTTATGGGAGATGCGTTGAAGGTTATTGAGAGGTTATTCAGGCTTGCCCGGAATGTCCAGCCTTCAACATAACCCTGAAATGAACCATTGGTTATATTGCCGGGAAGGTTCTGAACCCAGACTGGTTGCCCCATAAATATGTTCAGTAGAGCGTCTCGGTCTGCGTCATCGATTTCTGGGTTTCCTAAGACAAAAGTGATGCCTTGGAATTTAGGATAAGGATAGGCTCTGAGAGCGATGTAACGGTCAGCCAAGTTTTCGGCATCTACCTGATTTTTAACCCTTGATAAATAGGTTTCTGCATAAGTACCGTAAAGAGATTGGCTAGTCGTATCTTGAGCCGTGTATGAACCTGAACCGTTATTGCCATACTGAATATTGTAATAATTGCGTAAATCGCCCGCTCGGGTTGTCGCAGCTAGTCCGATTCCGTTGGCGTGGTTGGCGTCGAGCGTGGTGTAGCCATTGTTGGCTAAATAGTCTTGGCGGTGCGTTGAATCTGCATAACCGATGTTGCCATTGGCATCTTCATAAAGTACGCCAAAAGCGGAATTGGCTATTTCCGCACAAAGGCTATAAAGGTCAGTATTGCTTGACGATCTTGCAATAAGTTCATAATCGCCGGGTTGGTCAATGTCTCCCAGCCCGATGTTGACGGCATTAGCCCACGTCTCAGTTGCGTTATAGGTAGCCCATGTTTCAGCCGCTGGCACTTCATTCCATTGACCTAGAAGATAGCCAGATAACAAAGTGTAAATTTGGTCGCCGTCATAATCGGCATTGAGAACGCCTGCATCGACAATCTTAGGCAATTTGGATAATGCGCCAAGCGCAGTAATGGTGGCAGTAGTCGTATAGCCAATGCTTCCAGCGCGGTTCACGGCAATAGTGAAGTCTGAAATGTATCCGCCAAAGATAGGCACATAGGCATTACTTGAATCTGTGACTTGAATTGAAAGGCTAGTACCTACGGTGAAGTCATAACTGCTGTTATCAAAGTTAAGCAGCTGTAATTGGCAATATCCGGCAACTGGTTGCTGGTTAATATCAGTACGGCCTGAAGTAACAGTTAAGTTGGCAACGGTGACGTCTGTAACCTCATAGCCATCTACCTGAATCTTATAGGTGGGAGTCCATGCGGTCATGCGTAGATTAAGCCTCCGCCAAGGGTTCCTCGAGCTGAGGAATCATTAAGCAATCCGACAATCTGGCGAGCAGTAGATTCAGGATCAATTGCTCCGTTGACTGTAATGCTTGTGGTTCTGCCTTGAGCGTATGCGCGTAGGCGAGCGTCTGAATCCATGATGTCAGCTGAAATGGTTGGAACAGAAGTGGTCGATGGAGTTACGAAAGATGCTGGCTGAATTATGCCGCCTCCGCCTCCGCCGCCTGATGCACCAAAGAATCCACCGACTGCACCAGCCACGCTCTTGATAGCGTCCACGATACTTTTGATGCGGTTATATACGTTGGTCAATACGCTAACAAATCGAGCAAAAGTATCAATCGCATCTGAGATAAATTGACCTAATGCCTTGATGGCTCCGCCTAATATCTTGCCTAAAATTGGAGCAAGCGTATCTCGAGCGAATTCACCTATAGCCTTGAGGAAATTGTAAAAAGGTTGCAATTCATCATTATTACGTTCTAGCGATGAACGGACTGTATCAAAGGCTGATTTAAGACCATTGATAATTGGCTGGATAAACTTAAGAACTGGCTGCAATTTGTCGCCAATGTTATTGGTAAATTCCTGAATAGCCGGTACGACTCGATTAACTACCACTTCAACCAATGGCGTAATGGCAGTAAGAATAAATGCGCCGATTGTTTCCTTGCCTTCATCAAAGGCGATTTGAAGGCGTTGCATTTTGCCTTGAAATGTATCGGCTTGGGTTGATGCCTGGTTAGCAAATGTCGATGCTAACTTAGCCGTAATTTCTTCCATGCTCATGGTCTTGAGCTGAGCGCTGGTTAAGCCAATGCCTAATTTAGCAAGTGAAGCAGTATTGCCTTCTGCGGCCTTTGCCATGGCGTTTGTTACTGCTTCGAGCGTTTTACCAGAACCCGCGGCAACATCGATGGCTACAGTCTGTAACTTCTGGGCGCGTTCAACATCTCCGGTTGCTCGAGCAAGGCGTTCAAGTGATGGACGCAACTGATCATCGGTAATACCAAAGGCGATAGAAGTCTTGGTTATGTAATCTTCAGTTGCTTCTATTTGGTTCTCTGTAGCCCCTGTGACGTTCTTTAAGGTAAGGGCTAACTTGGTCTGTGCAGCGGCATCTTCTATGGCTGCCTTGACTCCATCAATGGCTAATTTGCCTGCATAGGCAACCGCTGCGGCTCCTGCTGCTGCAAAGGCTAAACCAGCCTTCTTACCGAATTCTCCGACTTTATCGCCAAAGGTCTTGACGTCGTTATCTGCCGACTTGAGGTTTTTAGTGAAGTTATCAACGTCAGCAAGCAGCTTAAGCGTTAACGCTCTTGTACCTGTTGCCATTTATCCCCACTCCTTCAAAATCTTAGTAAATGATTCAGTCCATCTAGCAACGATTTCAGGTTGAATCCTGCGAAGCGTTGGATAGATAAACCAACCCTTAGAGCCTCGACCTTGGCGGCCTGACCACACCGGGAATTGCTTGTATTTGTTAGATCCGAATTCTGAACCGCCCCAGATGTCTTTAGTGGTTGCTCCACCTGAGAACTTTTGAGAAGCGAACCCGTAAGTAATCTCGCCAATACGGCTGGACTTTTTAACCCGAGAACCGTCTGCAATTCTGCCTGCTACTTTTCTACTTTGTAGAGATTTAGCGGTTTGAATAACTTCTGCTCTAGCGAATTCAGCCAAGGCGCCGGATTGGCGCTTGGCCTCATCGTTTGCTTCATCACCCATATTCTTTAAGGCCTTGAATACTTGACGGAGTTCGGTCTGGTCAAGTGCTACCAACTCACTTGCCATTGCGTTCCTCCAGTATCTCTACAGCTGTGAGAATATCTTCGGCAGTTTGCCAATGATCCATAGGAATCTGTGTGGCTATTGCCAGTTCAATTAAGAGTCGGCTTACGCTTCCTCTTGGGTGACTTTTGGGTCGCCTTCACCTACTTCAACGTCTGCCACGGATTCCATCCAGACCTCTAAAGTCTTGGTTGGTTTCCCGCCTGCTTCACGCTTCATGGCGCTGTGAGCGACATAAAGAATGTCCCACATCCCGCCAAACTGAGCGATGACCTTTTTAGTTGTCATCTCCCAGC